ATATCATTGCTTCATACATAGCATTTACAAGTTTAGTTGCGCTCTCCATTTGTCTTTTATCAAGCAAAAGCGGTTCTTGAATTTGTATAACTCCGTCTGGTCCTCTCGATGTTCCTGCACCTGCACCTTTTTTAATTTTTGCTAATTTCTCAGGAGCAAAACTACCTGCAAATTTTTTCTTAACTTCTTTTTTTGGCACTGGTGTGTATGAAGTATCTCCACCTGCAGCTTTGAAAGCACCTACTAATTTACTTTTTATATCACCACTAAAAGTAGATTTATAAATAGGATGTTGTTTTAAATCTGCTAATGTTTTAATTTTTCCGTCTTTCGTATCTTTTGTTATCTTATCTGCTTTTGCGTTAAAAACTTTCATAAAAGGACTTATTTCTCTTTTTGGTGCATCTGGTTTTGTATCTTTTGTTGGTCTTCCCGGTTTACCTGTCTCCCTATTAGAAAGACGCATTGTTTGTTTACTACCATCGTCTCTTATAATATTCATCATCGGGTCATTAGGATTACCAAAAACTTTGTTTAATGTTACTGTACTACCGTCTTTTAATCTAATCTTTGTTTTAGACGTATGAGTAGTGCCATCTATT